AAGACAAGAATCAGAAGATGGGATGGTGATGTTCAGTTGACAGATGAACAAATGAAACAAGCTGAAATTGATGCAACAGAAAAATTCTTTCATGCTCGTATGATCTATGCTTGTGGTGAAATCAAAGCACCACATTTCAGATTCATAACTACTACACGTAAAAATTACAGATAATTTAACAGGGAGGCGAAAGCCTCCCANTTAAAACCAAAAGACATGTTAAAAAACTTTGAAGAACAAACATCAAAATTGACTGATCAAGAATTGAACATTGCTGAAATAGTTAAAAAGTCATTAAAAAAATACAAAGGAAAATCACATTCCATTGCCGGATCCAAGATCTGTTCCGGATTTAACAACAATACAGAATTTAGATTGACAGGTGTCAGGTTAAGAAAAATTATCAATTATTTAAGGAATGAAGGTGAACCAATATGTAGCACATCAAAAGGATATTTTTATCCTGAAAACATTCAAGATATAAAAGACACATGCATATCACTTCAGCAAAGAATAGATTCACAAACTGAAATTATCAATCAACTAAAAAAACATATATGAAACTTAGACTGACAAAATCATTTAGGGTGAAAAATTGTGAAACAGAAAATGCATTTGCAATTAAATTCAGAAAATCAGAATTACAATTTGTATCAAAAAAACACTGCATGATGATACCAATTGAACCACAAGAAATGCATGAAGGTTTGAAATGGGATATTTTGATTCCGGATTGGATGATTGAAAAAAATGAAGAATTGAAAAGTGTATGTCGATACATTTATGACTTCAATAAAATGAACAACAACAATACCACAGATATATGGAATCAAGAAAAGAATTTTTAAGTCGGATGCATTTACTATCCAATGAAATCAAACAAAGCCATTTAAACGATGATAATATATTTCCTATGATAGAATACCAATTAAAAGAAAGGGAAAAGGAAATGATTAGAAACATCAAAAGACAGGTGATTGCAAAGATGGAATCAACAATAAACAGAAAGGTATCATCACAATGGATTGTCAAAAAAGGGAATGATAAATTCCTTGAAATCATTGAAGATTTGTAAAACATTTTTAACTATATTGCACATATTATCAACCAATAAAAACCAAAAAACATGTCAAAAGTATTTGAAGAATTTGTACAACAGGTGTTCGGATCAAACCCACACCTTTATGAAGAAGCAAAAAGAATTGAAGCTGAATCTATTGAAGCACAATACTATGCAAAAAGAAATGAAATCAATCCATTGGATTCAACAACAGATGAATGGAGTGAATTCGGCAAACCTAACACTAAAAATCAACCATTAAAACAATAATCATGGCACAAGGAATTGTAAAATCAGTAACACCGAACGGAACATTTGAAGGATCTTATGGTCTGATGTATAAATTTGAAATTGAAATTGGTGAACATGTAGGTGAATATTCATCAAAGTCAAAGGATCAAACAAAGTTTGTTGTTGGTCAACAGGCTGAATATGATTTCATCGGTGGTAAATATCCAAAGATAAAACCGGTATATAACAAACCATTTACTTCAGGTAATAAATCATTTAATGATAATCCTGAAAGACAGCTGATGATTGTCAAACAATCTTCAATCAAGGTTGCATCTGATTTGTGTATTGCTGAAGGTAAAACAGATTTAAATTCTGTAATTGCCAAAGCTGAAGAAATCATCAAATGGGTAATGGCTGAAAAGAAAGAGGTGAAACAAGAATTCACAAAGGTACAACCAAAAGATGATCTTCCATTTTAATTATGACATGGACACCTAAAAATAAAGCTGAAGAATTGTTCAAAGATTTGTTTTACACAAAGACAGATATGGCGAAAGGATTAAATGTGTCAAGGCAAACCCTTGATGCATATCTTTCAGATCCAAATTTAATGAATGCACAGATTAAGAAAATTGCAAAATTGAAAAGGGTTTCAGAACTTAGATTGTTTAAATTAATAAACTACTGATGGAACATTCATTTGACATTCACCTTGCTTCTGAAATTGGTCTTGAAGAATCTATCATGATGAAACATATTGTGTTTTGGATTTCAAAAAATAAGCACAATAACAAACACAATCATGATGGAAGAACATGGACATACAATTCTGTATCTGCATTTGATGGCCTATTTCCTTACTTCACAAAAAGTCAGATCAGAAGAATTCTAAAATCACTTGTAAGCAATGAATTTATCATTGAAGGGAATTACAATTCTGCAAAGTACGACAGGACAAAATGGTTCGCAATTGTAGATGAACAAAGATTTGTTGATTTGCACAAATGCAATTCTTCAAAAGCACAAATGGATTTGTCTAAACAAACAAATGCATCTGTCGAAACCGACAAACCTATACCATATACTATAACAGATAATAAAACAGATAGTAAACACATATATAAAATGTCTGTCGACATTTATCACAAATTCTGTTTATCAAATATGGATGCACCGGCAAAGATAGATGGCATTCAAGGGAAGGCATTAAAATCCATTTTAAGCTACCTAAAGCAATTGTGTAGACAAAAGGGTAAGGAGTCAGAAGAAGATGTCTTAAATGCCTTTAAATTCATTTTTGCGAATTGGTCAAGGTTGGATGAATTTCTTCAGAAGCAAATTAAATTGTCACAGATAAATAGTAATTTACCGAACATCATTCAGAACCTTAAAAAAACAAATAACCAAAAAAACATAGCTGATGACATCCTTGCAAAATACAAATGATAATTTCTTTGCACCAATGCATCCATCATTCAATAAAGATGTTTTAAAACTTGATATGAATGGAATCATTAAAATAGCACTTGAAGACAAACCTGTATCAATATACAAGTCATATAAAATTGCTGAAGAAAAAACAATTGACATGCTTATGCTGATGTTGATTCAATTTCAGAATTTTTACAATTGCAAATCAAAGATGGACAAACCACAATTGGAAGAAACAGCATACATTTTAATACAGCATTTTAGGCATTTGAATTATTATGATATTGCCATGTGTTTGAAAGAAGCAAAATTGCACACAAAGGTATATGACAGAATTGATGGTGGCATGATTTTAGAGCTATTAACAAGATACGACATTGACAGAACAGGCATGATTGTCAATGAACGTGAAAAACAGAAGGCACAGCAAAATGCAGAGTGGTCAGGTCTTGGCAAAAGATCTTCAGAAATAACAATAAAAGATTTATTTAGACATGAGTAAAGAATTAAAAGAAGAACGTGAAGCACAATTTTTAAAAGATCATTTGATGATACCATCTTATGATTCGTATTCAGAATGTTGCAAAGAAGCATATTCAACATTAATAGGTGTATGTCCTAAATGCTTTAAAGAAGCAAAGCCACATGAAGATTTGTGGTTAAAATTTCATCCAACAATGAATCCATATGAGGAAACAGAATGAACATGANCTTCAGAAGTCAATCATCAAATACATGAAACTTCAGCATCCAAAAGTATTCATCAATGGATCAATGGGTGGTATATACATTAAACACCACTCACAAAGGTTGAAAGCAAAGCAATGTGGATATAAAAAAGGATTTCCGGATCTTTTCATTTATGAACAAAGAATTGTTGATGGTGAATTGAAAGGTGGATTGGCTATTGAATTAAAAGTAAAAGGTAATTATCCAACAGAATCACAGAAGAACACATTGCAATCTTTGAATGATAAAAAATTTCATGCACAGGTTTGCACAGGATTTGATCAGACAATTGAAGTGATTGAATGGTATATCAATTCAACCATTCCTGAAATAGATGTAAACTATACAATAAAGGAATGAAGGATAAATGGCATCCGATTGAATGGGTTTATAAAGANTACAAATANTTTCTTGGNTTTGCAATCAAACAAACCAAAGACAAAGATCTGTCTGAAGATTTAGTTCAGGAAACATTCCTTCAATTGATGACTATGAATCAACACAAATTGCTAATCATTATTGATAGTGGTAAAATCAAAACATACATTTGCAAAATTATGATGGTCAAATACTTTTCATCAAAGTCACAATTCAATAAAAAAAATGTCAAGTATAAAAAAAACAAGATAAAATCTGATCAAACATTTTTGGAACATTTAGTGAATAAGAATGTGGAAATAGACAACACCACAGATGAATATGTTGATTCATTACACAAAAGAATTGACAGCTGTCTTGACACCTTTGATGATTATGATAGAAAATTATTTCAACTTTATTATCAAACCGGATTGTCTGTCAGAAAATTATCTGAAGAAACAGGCATTACATTTAAGTCAATTCAATACACAATTGAAAAAGTAAAAAAGAACATCAAGGAAATAATATGATACCATTTAAAGCTGATCAAGAATTATCAAACAAAAGGATTGCAATTTGTGAATCCTGTAGACATTTCAGAAAGAAAACAAGGACATGTGGAACAGCAGTTGTTGGAAATAAGGTAGGAAGCAAAAGAACCTGTGGATGTTTCATGGATGTCAAAACAAAATTAACCTTTTCAAGGTGTCCTTTTTCTTATTGGGGTGTTTCACAAGTGGCTGAAAATGATTATCTTGCAATAAAGAAATTGCTGAAAGATGTAAAGCAAACAATCAATCCAACACAGAAGGAATTGTTGTATGATATGCAAAGGAAATACATTGGTGGCAATACAAAGACATCCAATTGTGTTCCATGCTTAAAATCTGCATTGAAAGAGATGGAACAAATAGTTGAAGAATATGAAAAAGAATAGGTTGAAACCAAAATACTACACAAACAAATCTGTCAGATCAAAGATTGACACGATGTTGGAAAAGAATGCAAGGAATGTTGCATCAAGTGGCACAGGATCAAAGCATGATATTGGTGATGAAGGTGTTGATTTGGCATGGGAGCAGTTTCAAAAAGAGATCAAAGAAATTGATCCTGAATTTTATGACATGATTAAGTAATGGCGAAACTTGTACTACCGGTAAGCGTTGAAACAATTGCAACAAGGCATGATGGATCTGTAAAGATTGTTATGGGGACATATGAATTGAATACTGAATCAGCTGTCAAGTTATTTGATTTAAGGAAGACAGAAGCATTGATGTATCTTTCAAGTGAAAACATATCACAGGAAGAATTGGATGCATTAGATGGCTTTAAATTGTCATCTGAAAAGAATGATGGTAAAACACCATCACAAAGATTAAGATCAGTTTTGTATGTCTATTGGAAACAACACAAACAGAATGACATTGAATTTGATATATTTTACTTACGATACATGAACAGGTTGATTGATCGTATCAAAGACAAACTTGATGCAGAAGCATACTAAAATATATGTCAAGCACTTTGATTATTTTGGTGATGAATTTATACCATGTGAAATATGTGGCAAAAAAGCTGTTGACATTCATCATATAGAATGTAGAGGCATGGGTGGAACAGGTAAAGACAACATAAATAATCTGATGGCATTGTGTAGAAATTGCCATATCACATATGGGGACAAAAAGCAATATATGGATATGCTGAAAGACAGACATAAACAAAGACTTGAAAACTACAAAAGAAGATGACAGAACACTATGATAAAATGAAGATTGAGCCGGTTGATTACATT